ATTTACCACACTATCTTTTTTATAGATTTCAATCTCTACTGTTTTTTTTTCTTCACTCATTTTATTATAGTTTATACAAACATACAATGGAACAAATCAACCTGCAAGAAATCCAAACTAAACTGTATGAGAAAGTCAAGGTATCAGGTTGGGGACCAGCTATGGTTAACCAAGTGATGAGCCAGGACTTTCTGAAGATCCTTCAGACCCTCTTAAAAGAGTCTCAGGATGGTAAGAAATTTACTCCTCAGATTAAGTATCTGTTTAATGCCTTTGAGAGTTGTCAATATGATAAATTGCAAGTTGTAATCATTGGCCAAGATCCTTATCCAAATGTAAATGTTGCTGATGGTATTGCATTTAGTTGCAGTAATCTAGGTGTTGTTGAGAAATCACTTGAATATATGTTCCAGTCTATTGAAGAGACTGTTAATCCTGATTATGTTCAGGATCCTGATCTTAGAAGATGGGCTAGTCAAGGTGTTTTACTTTTGAATTCTGCTTTGACAACAACATTGAATAAGCCAGGATCTCATCAATTGTTATGGAAACAATTCATGACAGAGATACTTGATCATCTTTTATGGAATAAACCTGATATTGTTTATGTATTCATGGGTAAGAAAGCTGCAGAGTTTGCAGACATGATACCTGATAATCATCTAAAGATACATGTATCTCATCCGGCTAGTGCTGCCTACATGAAATCTTCAAAGTGGGACTGTGGTGACATGTGGAACAAAATAAATAAATATCTAGAAGAGAATGATAAAAGAAAGATACATTGGTAAAGTTGTAATTAGTAGTGCTCTTAATGCTAAATCAGGAGAATGCTGGTTTTATATTGGATCTGAAAACTTTACAAGAGTAGTAGAAAATAAGTGTCTTTATGATGCTCTTTCAGACTATGGTATTGGTTATGAGAAGGCTAAAGAAATAGTAAAAGAATGTGCAAAATCTTTTGATTCTAAAAATAGATTTGATCTCTATACTACTGATCTTTACAAGCCTTTAGGGAATAGTACCAAACCTGCAAAAAGAAATAATAATGAATGATTTTTATGAATATATTGAGAAGTTGGGTATAACACCCAATGCCTTCTTTGTATTATGGTCAATCAAGGTTAGTAGAAGAACTAATATTCTCAACCCTTGGGGAGAACTAAGACTTCTCAAAATTGCTGAGCTTATTGATGATCAGTATAAGATCAGTACTAAAGGTCAAGATGTGCTTGTAGAGGGTGAACAACTGCTCTGCAATGGGTCTATGCCTAAGAAAAAGCCAGGGCCTGTTATTGCACACCTTGAGGAGAATGCTGTTAAGTATCTTTTGTTGTTTCCTGCTGGTAAGTTACCTAGTGGTAAAGCTGCTAGAGTAAACATAAAGGATATCATAAAAGCATTTGTATGGTTTTTTAATAACTATGACTATAGTTGGGAAACCATTCTTACTGCTACTGCTTACTACATTGATACATATGAGCAGAATAAATTCATGTACATGAAGAACTCTCAGTACTTTATTCGTAAACAGATAACAGGTGTCAACTTTGAGTCTGATCTTGCAAGCTATTGTGAGATTATATTAAACGGAGGTTATGATGAATCCGGTAACCAAATAATTGAGAAAGTTGTATGACAAAACCACGAGTTAGTTATAGTCTAATTGTATTTATGCTTGCCCTAAGTATTTTATTCTCAGTATTTATTTGGGTAATTGCAAACATCTTCTTTGAGATATCTCTTGTTCAGCTCTTTTTTATTGAATTAATGTTGTTCATCTCAAGGAAATTATATATGTTTATATCCCGTAAAGTCTTATCAGAATAAACTGTAATTCTTACGGTTTAATTCCAACTCCTATGTCAATTACTAATAAGCCCTGGAAGGGGCAGAGGGATGGTTTTACTGAAGCTTTGCAATACATGCAAGGAAGGCAGAAGGGATTGATCAAAAGTATCAAGACACCTTGGCCAAAATTTAATGATGCCGGCACAGATGGAATAGAATGGAACACTCTTACTGTAATAGGTGGCCGTTCTGGTGCAGGTAAAACTCTTGTTAAAGACAACATCATTAACAAAGCCTTTGACCTAAACAAAGGAGAGAATTTCCGGATACTAGAATTTCAGTTTGAAATGCTTGCCCGGGTAACTGCAATACGTGAGTTCTCAAGTATTGTAAGAAGGTCTTATAAGGATTTATGTTCAGCTAATGAACCACTAGATTCTGGAATATTACAGACCTGTTATGATTATGCTAAAGAGAAGATCAAACATCCAATTGATGTTGTAGAAACACCAATGTCTGTTTCAGAGATTGAGAATACTATTGCTGAATATATGGAGGATCATATTAACCATGAAGGTTCTTCTCCTATGTATACTAAGACAATAATTACATTGGACCACTCTTACCTGATTAAGGTAACAGGTTCTCAGAGTAAGCAGGACATGCTATATGATTTTGCTGAAATGCTGACCAAGCTCAAGAGAAGGTATCCAATTGCTTTTATTATTCTGAGTCAATTGAATAGAAACATTGACAATCCTGAACGTAATGAGGATGGTCGTGCTGGTAACTACATTATGACATCAGATCTAATGGGTGCTGATGCTTTGCTGCAGCATGCTGATATTGTAGTTGGTCTGAATAGACCAGGGTACTTCAAGATTAAGTACTATGGTCCTGAAAGATATATGATTCATGATGAGACTGTCATGGTTATGCACTTTCTAAAGTGTAGAAATGGTGACACCAGAATGAGTTTTTTTAGAGGAGACTTTGGAACAATGACTGTTGAAGAAATACCAACTCCTCCAAAGCAAGAAAAACGTTTAACAACCAAGTAATATGTTGAGTACAGTAAAAAAAACAGAAGACAAAAAAAAGATTTATCAAGAACTAAAAGATTATCATCAACCATTATTTACAGCATTAGGAATTGAGGAGCCTTTTTATGTTACATCTATGGCATATAAGCCAATAGGTAAGACAGAAAAGTACATCAGTCTATTTCCTAGTCAAATGAAAAGAGGTGTAGATATCTACACTGAGTTTACAAACAAAGAACTAAAGCCAGAAGATCCAGCACGTACTCTTTATAAGTGGAGATTCAATCCACATTGGAATGAGGAGTATGAGTCAGTTGAGATTGAAGGTAGTACAGATTCACGTTATCTTGTACCAGTTGCAGAACTTATCTCTTTATCATTACCTGATCCTAAAAGTAAGGGAGTGGTAACATTTGAAAGTTTTGATGATATTATGGATCCTGATCAGGATTGTCCTATGGACCAAATGACAGCTAGAGATCTTGCTGCTATCTTGTTAAAGAAGCCAGTCAGTAAGAAGAAGTGGTTGAATGATCTTATCAAGTAAAATTAATTAGTTATTTATTATGGATATTATACTTCCCAAAAAGAAGGTACCCATGGCATCTACAAGCCCTGAGAACCTGATCATTTTTAGTAAGCCTAAAGTAGGTAAGACAAGTCTATTTGCTGCTCTTGATGACTGCCTGATTCTTGACCTGGAGAAAGGTTCAAGATATGTTGAGGCATTAAAGATTGCTGCATCTAGTGTGGATGAGATTATGGCTATTGGTAAACAAATCAAAGCTGAAGGATTCCCTTACAAGTATGTAGCAGTAGATACTGTTACTGCATTAGAAGAGATGTGTATTCCTCTTGCTGAGCAATTGTATTCACAGTCTGCTCAAGGTAAGAACTGGTTTACAGAAGGTAAGCTAAAGTATGGTAGTATCTTGAATATGCCGCAAGGTGCCGGCTATCCCTGGTTAAGGGAAGCCATGACTAAGGTTACTAACTATATCAAGCTATGGGCTCCTAGAGTAATCTTCTCTGGTCACGTAAAGGACATCCTTTTAGAGAAGAATGGTACTGAGTTTTCAGCAATGGACCTGGATCTTACAGGTAAACTTAAGAGGATAATGACCTCACAATCAGATGCTATTGGGTATTTGTACCGTAAAGGAGATACTAACATCCTTAGTTTTAAGACTAAAGATGATGTATCTTGTGGTGCAAGGCCAGAGCATTTGCGTAATAAAGAATTTGAAATTTCAAAGATTAACCCAGACGGTCAAATAGTAGTTGACTGGTCACAAATTTTCATCGATTAATTTAAAAGTTATGTTAAGTACTAAAAACATCAACACAGGTGGTGGATCTTCTGTCCCCAAAACATTATCTCCAGGAAACACAGAGATTAAAATTAACAAAATAAGACTTGAAACAGTGCCTTACAAGGCAGATGGTTATCATCTTATCCTAGAAGCTGAAGGTCCTGATATGGGTCCTGATTATCAAGGCTTCCTTATCAATAAAGATGATGCAAGCAGTGGATATTACAAAGGTCAGGTAGGCCGTATCCGTATGTCTGAGTATGCATATGCTGATGGTGTCACTAAAAGAGGTGATATAATCAAACGTGATGAGGAAATTCTTGCAGCAATCAAGAAGCTGTGTGAAAACTTTGGCTGTGTTGAATGGTTTGATAACCAGGATGAGAAGCATGATACAATTGAATCTTTTGTTTCTCAGTTTGACCAGGACAAACCATTTGCTGGTAAATACTTACGTGTATGCATTGCAGGCCGTGAGTATAAAAATAGAGCAGGATATACTGCCTATGATCTTTTCCTACCAAAACCTTCTAGAGAGGGTATACAAATGGAAAGTATCAGTGTACCTGCAGACCTGTCACGTGTTGTACAGTACAACGAAGGTCTTCACATAAGAAAAGCTAAGACACAAGATGTTACATCTTTTGGTACTGATGCTGGAGCTAGTGTGACTACCACTAATGATGTGGCAACTAATTTTGAATTATAATTAAGGGGGAGAGAAATCTCCCCTTTCTTATTTTTATTACTATGCTAAGTACTAAGGTTGTATGCAATATCAATGAGGTTCCTGTAACTTGGATATATGAAACGTATTGTAATCTTACTGAGTCACTGACCGGTCAAGATATTATGATGAAATCTATATTCAATCTTAATGATAAGAACCCAAGTTTTTCTATCTATTACAAGAATGGAATGTATAAATGGAGAGACTTCTCAATTGGAGATGGCGGAGATCATATCAATCTTGTAAGGGGTCTGTTTGATTTGGATCATGTTAGTGCAGTAAGAAAGGTCATGAAAGATTACCAGACCTTTCTAAGGAGTAATAGGGATGGTTATTCTAGTAATATTATAATTCCACAGGCTAGGTATTCTGTATCTTCTGTAAATGCTAGATCATGGAATAACCTAGATGCTGTATACTGGACTCAATATAATATTGATTCAGATACATTATCTAAATTCAATGTCCGTGCTCTTGAAGAATATACTTTCTCTACAGATGATGACAGCCGACCTGCCATTATCAAAGGTGGTAACTTCATCTATGGTTTCTTTAATAATGATGGTCAGATCATGAAGATCTATCAGCCAAGAAATCTTGATATGAAGTTCATTAAGATCCGCGATTACATCCAAGGTATAGAACAACTGGAGTATAATCAACCTAATCTAATCATCACCAAGTCCCTAAAAGATGTCATGTGCTTATCCAAGTTTGGTTATAATGCTGAGTACATTGCTGTAGAAAGTGAAGGCGTCATGCTTAGAAAAGAAATGATTGATATCTTTAAAAAGAGATACAAGTCTGTGTGCACATTGTTTGACAATGATGGGCCAGGTATAAAAGCCAAGCAAGCCTATAAGACTAATTTTGATATAGATGGTATTCACTGCACACTTGCAAAAGATCCTTCTGATTCAGTAGAAAAGTTTGGTCTTGATAAAACAAGAGAAAATCTAACCCCCTTATTAAGAGAGGTATTAAAGAAATGAAAACATATATTGGTATTGATATAGGTAAGAAGGGATCCATTGTGGTTCTTTCCCCAGAAGGTATCCAGACTCATCCTATGCCTATGATTAAAGATGAGCTTGCTTATTCTGATCTATTTGACTTACTTCAGCATATTCAAATGACTGAGGTAGCTAAAACAGGAGGCAATCCTCATGTAGTATTTGAGAAGCTAGGTGTCATCTTTGGATCTAGTAAAGTAACAGCATTTAGCATGGGTTACCAGTCTGGAGCTATAGAGATGATGGCTATTGCCTTAGGTATTCCTTACACAAAGGTACCTGCAAAACAATGGCAGAAAGATATGTTCCAGGGTGTTGATGTTATTAAGAAGACTGGTAAGTCATCTAATGATACCAAGGCAATGGCACTTATTGCTGCTAAAAGATTATTTCCCAATCAAAAACTGGTATTTGGAGACAGAGCAACTAAACCACATGATGGCTTGATCGATGCCTTGCTTCTTGCAGAATATGCTAGAAGATTGAATTTGTAAGATATTATTCTTATATTTGACTATTAGAACAAGAACTCATGGTGATATATAAGACAACTAACATTATTAATGGTAAATTTTACATAGGTAAAGACAGTAGAAATAACCCTAGTTATTTAGGGTCAGGTCTGGCTTTACTTAAAGCTCTAGAAAAATATGGTAGAGAGAACTTTAAAAAAGAGATTCTTGAAATA